TCGACTGTCTACAAGTTGGACATTGATCACTACTCTCGAAAAACTTTATGTCCTTCTTAACTTTGGTAGAGTTGGTTTCAATCTGTGTTTCCAACTGCGTCAAATCTTTTAACTTCTTGTTAACAGTATCTTTATCGGTAATACTTGATAAGAGTTGGTCGATACGATTGGTTAGAGCATCAACATCACCGAGTGCAACGTTAACCTTTTCGTTGTTCTGTTCAATCTCTAACTCATATTCTCTGATCTTATCTTCGTTATTCTGTTTCAATTTCAGAATGTGTTTACTCTGCATCTCATAAGCTTGGTTAGAAAACTCAATCTGATGTTTATTTTCACCAGTTTTATCCTTATTCTTAGATAACTTATCCTTGAGAATCAGATTCATTGATGAGAATATCTGGATATCCAACAAGTCTTCAATGATGGCTCTGCGATCTGAGGCGGACAATTGCATGAAAGGAACAAACGAAGCCGAACCTAAAATAACAATCTGTGTGAAAGATTTAAAATTCAACTTTAAAATAAACTTTTCAAAGTAATCTTGGTAATCTTTTACCGCAGCATCTTGGTTGACCAAAACATCATTACAATAAATCTCAAAGACATTAGGTTTAATACCTCTGATGATTTTATACTGTTTGTTTCCGATATCGAACTCTACCTCAACCAAACAATCTTTTTGGTTGATACTGTTAATCAATGCCGGTTTGTTTATACTGCGAAACGCCTTACCAAATAAGGCAAAACAAATTGCATCTAATAGAGTACTTTTGCCGGCACCATTAGAACCAACAATAAGGGTATTCTGTGATCGATTCAATTGTATCTCGGTAAAATAATTACCGGAACTAATGAAATTCTTATATCTAATAGTTTTGAAATTTATCATTCAGAGATTTCGGTGTTAAGTGCCTCAACATAGAGTTCACGCATTAAGTTTTTAAGTTTATCACTATTCACGTTCAATGTCAAGCCGTCAATGTACTTGGATAGTATGGTCATTGTATCTTCTGCCTGATTTACCATCTCATCATCTTCGATGTTTTCCTCGGTAAAGTCTTCAACAATGGCAATATCGGCAACACCAATCTTATATAAGTTCTCAACTACAGTATCAAACAGGTAAGGATTCTGTTTATTGACAGCAATGATTTTCACATAGCAGTCTTTCATTTTACTATAATCATATTTCTTCCAGTATTCAAAGTCCTGTACCGTATCATCGTATGAAATCTTATAGAACATATGAAATGGGTTACGTACAAATTCAAGTTCACGGGTTTCAGTATCAAAGACATGAAATCCTCTTTCGTCACCGTGATCAGCCCATGTCATCTCATATTGATTTCCCAAGTAGGTGATGACACCATCTGTGGACTTGTGGTGGAAGTGACCAGAAAGAACGGAGTCGAATCTATCAAACACTTTCTTGTCTAAACCAGTGTGACAGATATTTCCTCTGTCCATCTCGAATCCTGCAATCTCTAAGTGTCCAAATACAACTTCAGCTGAAGTGTTTTTAAGAAACTCCATGGTCGTCTCGTAGTTGCCTGAATTGATCCAAGGCACCATTGCAACTTTCAGAGAATCATATTGCAGTTCTTCGGCTTCAACCAGAATCTTTATGTTTGAATAACCGGCGAACAATTCATTCATCGCATTGATTTCATTTGTGTTGCGGTAGAAAACATCGTGATTACCTACGATCACATCCATTGTGATACCTTCTTCCAGTAATCGGTCAAAGAATCTTTTACGCCAAGAATTCAAAGTGACAAAGTTGATAAATTTACGTCTATCAACTACATCACCCAAGTGGCAGATATGTTTAATATCATGTTCTTTCAAATAAGGAAAGAAAGTGTTTTCCCAGAACTTAAAAAAGAACTCATTGAAAATAGGATTATCACCTCTTGCACCAGCATGAGTGTCATTAATCAGAGCAATCTTCATAATATACTACCTTTATTCTTCGTCAATCTTTTCTTCTACAACCTCAATGAAATTCTCAAGGCCTTTAGTTTTACTTTTCTTTTTGGCTTTCTTCGTTTCTTCAAAGTTGAAAATGAATTCGGAGATGTTATCATACATTTCAAATTGTCTCATGTTGCCATTCTCATCTTCATACATTTCACCCTCATCCAGAATACCAAATTGTTGAGTTGCCTTATACTTGACATACAACTGTTTCTTTTCACGGGTAATTCTACGTAAGAAAGCAAAGTAGATTATCTGTGTAAAATAGGCAAACGGGTTACTAGATTTGTTAGGATCAAAATTGCGGAAATACATGATGCAGTTTTCGATACCATCACAAATCATTTCGTCTCGGAAAGAATAAGAAATAAAGTTTGGTTTTCTTGATAGATGTTCTGCAATCTTAAGGAAACATTCGCCGATATACTCCGGTATAGGAGGTTCTTCCTCATCTTTACTCCTAGACACCTCACATCTTTTATGGTAGTCTACCAATGAGGCAAGAAAATCGGAGTTGTTTACATAGTGTTTTTTGGGTTTGTCGGACATATCACCTCTATTGTTCAGTTACAATATAATAATCTAATTTGAATGCCGTGTCAAGCTGTATAGTAAAATATATTCACTATTACCTTAAATACGCTTGACTTACGGCTTGACAGAGTGTAAACTCTCGGTGTTGCTGTTTAATATTAATGTAATAAAGACTTCTTATTAACATTAGTACCAAATGATTCCATGATATCTTCAATGGACTCTTCATCGGAAATATCAACATCTTCATGATACTCAGTTTCTTCATCCATACTTGACAGAGATTCTTCAATGTCTTTTGCATTGAGAATGCTTTCAAGAGTTATTTCACCTACAATTCTTGCATAATAATCTATAATGGCCTTTTTAGGTTTGACCATGGTAAGAATGTCTGAAGCAAATATTAAAGAATGATTGTCTTCAATTAGTTCCAATGGCAACCAAGGACTCATCATCATAAAAGCTTTACCACTAGGTAATCTCTTGAATAAAATCGTCATAGGTTCTATCAGAGAAAACTCTCCTGTACCTTCTACCTCATTACATTGAGCAATTACATCTTCACCACTTTGTAATCTAACGATTTTAACATTATCCATTTTTCAACTCTACATTATAAAATTTATATTTAAACTTCTCACTATCATATATATTGACTCTTTCAACGAAGTGTTTCAACGTGAAGTTGGTAAATTTACCAGTTCTGAAGTCATCAGAAATATCATACAAAACAGCTTCTGTTTTATTATCACCTTTTCTAAGACCTCTACCTATCGATTGTAGGTTACGAACTCTAGATTTTGAAGGTGATGCAAAGATAACATTATGAAGGTTACGTATATTTATTCCAGTAGAAAAAGTGCCATAACTTGCAACGATGATGGCATCATTTTCTTTTTCGGTGATGGCTCGAATAGACTCACGAACATCAACATCGGTTCCACCATAAACAAAGAATACTTTTCTTTTACCTTTCTCTTCTTCAATCATTCTGAAGAGTTGTCTGCCGTGTTTCTCGACCAGATTGAAAAGAACTAAAGAGTTACCCTTCAGAGACAAAACTAAATTTTTAATAAATGTATTTCTATATGGATTGGTAACAATGTAATCTATTTCTTCATTATAGTTCCATTTTCTAGCCATCTTACAGGTTTCTTCTGGATACTTTAGTATCAAACACTTAATACTAAAGTCTGCAACATGTTTATCATCCATTAGTTCTTTTGTGGTTGTAACGGTCAAAACTGGACCAAACAATCCTTCTAACACCAATTTGTGTGTATGTGTTCCGTCCAGTGTACCAGTACATCCAATACGATAATTGGTATTAATTAAACTAGACATGATTGTTGTTAGAGACTTTGCCTTGAATTCATGTGCTTCATCACCTAAAACAAAATCAAATTGTTCAAAGTATTCAGGTGGATTCTTGTAGATGGATTGCCATGTGGTGATTGTCAAAAACTTATCTGTAGTTTTTTCTTTACCA